ATCATATCGTTTATTATTACCTGATAGACCTGATTGATCTTTAGCCATAGTGACTAGATTATCACCTGAAGGTCCAACAAGCCAGTCACGTCCTTGGAAGTTAACTGGGTTGTATCGTGTCTCGTTACCGCCTTCTAAGCTTTCTGTGTACCTAGCACTTTCAATAGCTCTTTGAGCAGGTGTTAACTGAGCAACCCTAGCTTGTTCAAACAACCAATCAATTTGCTGATCTTTAGCGCTTCTAACAACGGTTCCACTATCTTCTTGGAAACCCATCTGATCAGTAAATGTAGGTATGTTTGACTTCGCTGCAACGCCTCTTTCAGCAAACCAAGCAGTATCTTCTGGTTTAATAACACCAAGACTAACTAAGTTATCTGTAGATATACCTACATCCTTAAAGAACTTAGCTTTGTCACCTGCCCCTAATTTGTCCCAGTTAGCAGGAAGTATGTTCCTGATTTCCTCTTCTGTAAACATTATTCGTTGTCCTTAGGCGATTCTACCAGTTTTGAAAAAGGCATCGATTTGTTGAATAGACAATACATCAGCACTAATGTTGGCTTCAATACCAATCTGAAACACTCTACCAGAACCGCTTACTTGTTGTCTTAGTTGATTGATGATTGTTCCTGAATTGTACTCAGCTATGTTGTACTCAGATATGTTGTATTCTGCTCTTGGCTGTCTTGATGGTAAAGCTATCTGAGCTGCTGAGTAGTTACCTGAATAGTCTGTACCCCAGTTTAAGAAGATCTCAGTGTTAGAGCCACCAATAACAAGCATGGCAAACTTCTTTAAGATCTTTATGATAGAGGCATTACCAGCATCAATGTGTGATGTGTAATAAGCAAACCTGAATGAACTGCCATTGTCAGAGTACAGAGCACCATATTCACCGATATAACCTACACGGCTGATGTATAGTTTCCTGTCTCTGGTGGACAATAACGACTTAGGAGCTATAGTCCAAGTAGTTGCTTTACAGCTATTATCTTGTAGTCGTTGTTTTAGATCAAAACAATAGGTGTAGATCCTTGTAGGTAAACTAAGTAGATAGAATCCGTTACGTTCATCGAACACAGATTTAATATCATCAGTAGTTGTGTTAGCAGCTACATCAGCAATCAAGTCATCACGGACATTCCTTGATACATCGAACAATGGTCCTGATTTCTCTTGAATAGTTCTACCTAGGCTACGTACACCTGTATCAGACAAAAAGAAGATATCACTACCTACATCTTGTACAGAATCTCTAGCAATACATCCTACACCATCAATAACCTCTACTAACTTAAGGTTTGTTGTAGGGTCACTTTCAGCACCAGAATAGATGATAGTGCTCTTCTTACAGAATATGATTAACAAACCATTAAAGGCTGCTAAGGCTGTGATACTATCAGAGCCATTAGTTAAGACAGTTTCAATGCTGATAGATCCATGAGTGCCACCATTCCATTTGTAACCAATCAATGAATCTGACCAAGTAACTGTCTTCTTATCTGTGGTAGTGTCCGCAACCCATAGACGACCGTAAGCTGCTAACACTTCATTGGCTAATGGTACAGTACCTGAATAAGAAGCATGTGCTGACATCTTCTGCCATGTGTTACCGGCATGATCATACAACAGTGGATCATGACCACGTTGAAAGAAGTAAGTATGACTATTAAAGTTTACTGCTTTCCAGTTCTGTGCTGTCCAGGTAGCATCAGAGTAAACCTGAGTAAGTGTTGTCGTACCAGTGAAGATCTTCTTATCACCGATAGAACCGATAACTGTAGTACCATCAGCCTTAACGATCTCAAAGATCAATGACGGTTCTTCACCGTTAAAACCTGATGTAGTGTTAACATTATCCCAACCTTTTCTAGCTGCAATACGACCGTATTGGTCAATAACAGCATTCTCCGCACGAAGTGCAAACTCTTTAGGTAAAGCTACAGAAGAGTCTTGAGTATTGAGACCAGCAAATCCTGGTGCAACAATACTTACTGACCTTAGCTCAGCAGCCATTATGACCACTCCCAGGTTGTTTCATCACCGTAACGCTCTGCTTCAATAGAGATGTAAGAAGCCACTGCTTTACGGTATAAATCCGCTTGTTGTTCGCTTAAACGTCCACCATCTTCACCACGTTCGTTGATAGCACGAAGATAAGCACCTTGGATAACTAACTCTGAAGGAACATAAACAACATCTGTACCAGCGGACAAATCAGCCTGTGGTATAACACAGTCTACCTTTACAGTCAGCACTGACGATGGGATAGGCCATAAATCAAGAGTAATAACACCAGTAGATGATGTGCTGTTACCAATAGAAAAATAAAAAGAATCTCCATTCACTGAGCCTTGAAGGTTATTCCACTCATGCATTTGATTCTGTGTAGCTTGTTGAAGATCTCTCTTCAGCGATGGTACATAAACCACTAACAACCTTGATCTAGGATTAGTGTTAGGTATTTCGTAGTTCTGTGTGCCGCTAACAGTGGTGATTGTTTTTGTTGTTCGAAGCACAGACCAATTCCAAGCATCTTCAACTTCTCTCTTAGCTTCATTAACAAAATCACCAATTAACTTAACATAGGCTGTATCAGTTGGCGTGATAGCCTCTGTCTCTCGTATACGGCGTAGAACACCATTGATGCAGTCTAAGAATGTAGCCATTACCATTTCACCTTATCAGACCAGTACGCAGCAGACATCTTACCTTTAGCAATGTTCTTAGCGTGGCGAGCCTTGAATGATTTATTTCTAGCAGAACCTTCTGGAGAACCTGAAACACCTTGTTGACCGAACCGAATCGTCTTAACTTGATCACCGTCCTTTGCTACAACAATGTGAGATTTAGTAGGATGTGTTGGGGTTTTTTTAGGGCGATTATATCCAGACACTCCTGCTCTTTCCAGCCTAGAATCCTTTTTCATTTCTTCTTAGCAGTTTTTGCTGCCTCCTTAAATGCTTTTGCTGTAGGAGCACCTTTAGTGCCAGGTTTTCTCATCTTCTCTCCAGAGCCTTCAGCGATTCGCTTACGCTTGGCTTGGATGTTAGCGTATAGTCCTTCTTTCACGATGGATAACCCATCTTCTTCTCTTTAGCCTTCATAGCCTTAGATTCTTTCTTCTCATGCATCTTCTTTGCTTTCTTTGATGCATACTCTTCAGCAGCTTTTTTACCTTTAGCTGTGTAAGGAAACTTCTTATTCGCTACCATCGGCATTTTTATTCCCCTTCTTACGTCTAAACATACATTGAACGGTATCTGTTTCCCATATACGAATAGCAGTCCACATAATCGTTAAGATTGCAGCTATTGCTGGTAGCAGTTCAGCCAAAGTCCCCACAACAGTAAGGATTGATATGGCATCTCCAACTTGTTTGATATGTTCATCAGCTTGGAGAGCCATTACTGTTTTCCTGAGCCTCTACCTGCTCTTTGATCTTTACAATTAACGGCCACACACCTGTCTTTGCTGGTAAATCACCTAATACAGCAAGAATAAATTGTATTTCGTTTTGATCAAGGTTTAAATTCATACTTAGGCCGCCCAAGGTAGCGGTGGCGTAATCACCGGAGGATTGATCTGGTTATCGATATTGCTCTGCACCGCAGCTTCGGCACTAGCTTTGTCCACGCCATTGGCCCATATCCAATTCAGCACTTCTTGCTGTGTCAGATTGGCGTAAGGGATGAAGCTAGCAGGGTCAGCCGGTGGTAGTGTGCAAGTGGAATAGACCGAGGCTGTGTACGTCTTGCCATTGTCTACTTGCTCACCGTTACATGCCCAACCCACTGTGATAACGGCTTCAGGGGGTGTGGCTGATGTGGTGGTTGTTTGCATCCATTGAACTTGCCAAACTGTGGTCATGTTAGTTTCCTTCTAAAAGTGCGACACGGGCGGTTAGGGATGTGATGAGGGCTTGCTGTTCTTGGATGGCTTTGATGCACAGAGAAACCATGTTTCCGTAAGCTAGCGCATCAGGGCTTCCGTCTTCTGCATATTGCACAAACTCGGTCAGGCCAGCCTCATGGACTTCTTCAGCAATCAAGCCGCCAAAGACGGCATCACCATCCGATGCACTCTTACCTTTGTATGTAACAGGACGCAGTTTCAATACATCGGTGAGACCGTGTACAGCATCTTGAACATCTGTCTTGTATTTCAAAGACGATGTTGAACGAGCAAAGCTGCCGTTCGACGCAACAAACATATTGGCTGCGGATGCAGTCGTGTTGTTGTAAACACCTTCCCAATAAATAATTGAAGTCGTACCAGCGCCGATCAGGTTACCACTGCTGTCGATACGGGCGCGTTCGGTGTTGTTGGTGGCGAAGATCATTGCCCCATTGGAGCGATTAGTCAGCGTTGCATTTCCGCTAAATGCCAGAACGTCAAATTCCGTGCTAGCGTCTTGCACTCGCACCGCTGCGCCAGAAGTACGATAAACGTGGATTCCCGAACCAGCGGTAAACGAGGGCGAACTTGTCCCAATCCCCAGCCCTGTGGAGGTGAGGCGCATGGCTTCGGTGTTGGCAGTAAACCAAGCGTGAGAACCTCCAGTGCCTGCGGTGTATGAAAGAACCCCACTATTGATGAAGCCAAAACCGTAACTATTGCTGCTTTGGGATGAACTTACTTCGCCGTTGTCATATACTCTAATGGCGTTTGCATAGCCATTGTTTCCAAGAAACTGTTTGCCAAATGAAAGAATTGAGCCAGCAGCATCGGTTGTGTTGATTGAAAGTTTGCTCCCATCAAACGTCAGCGCACTCCCGCTCGTCGCTACCTTGCTGCCGTTTAAGTACAGTACACCGTTAGCAGTGCCGCCGGAGAGGGTGACTGTGCTTGAAGCAGATAAGGTAGTGAAAGCTCCTGTAGTAGGTGTTGTAGCGCCTACAGTACCGTTAATATTAATAGAGGCAGTACCAGTAAGGTTGGTTACAGTACCGCTAGAAGGTGTACCTAAAGCACCGCCATTGACTACAGGAGCACCTGCGGAGCCTACATTGATTGCTAGAGCCGTTGCAACACCAGTTCCTAGGCCGGACACACCAGTGGAGATAGGAAGTCCTGTAGCATTAGTCAACACTGCTGCTGATGGTGTACCTAAGTTAGGTGTAACCAATGTAGGTGAGTTCAGATCTGCTTTAGTAGCAATAGCTGTAGCTATGTTATCAAACTCTGTGTTAATCTCAGTGCCTTTTACAACCTTATTTGCATTACCACTTGGTAAGGAGTCTTTAGCAGCAAAGTTAGTGCTTTTGGTATAGTTAGACACAATCAATCCTCTTTAGTTGACTTTGTGACCTTAACTTTACTTTCTTGTTTCTTATCTTCTTGTTTTACTTCTTCATAGTCTGGATGCCTACGCATCTGTTCAATGTCGTATTCGTATTCAACATTCATTAAGTTGTTTGACCATTTGCATCTAAAAGTGACCATAGTAACCTCTTTATATGAAAGAGGCTGCCGAAGCAGCCCCTCTTTAGCTTTTATTAGCTAGGGATGATCAAAGCAATACCAGCATCGTTACGAAGCTCTGCAACACCATACAGCGTGTCAGCAGTGTACAGCGTAGCAAGATACTCTTGCTTGTACTGAGCCTGTGAGCGAACAGCCATTTGTTCTGCAAGAACCATTGCATCCTTGTGGAACATCAAGCAAGCACGAGGAGCAGTACCAGAAGAAGCATAAGCAGTGTCAGCGTTGCTGCTAACAAACACTTTAACACCGTACACATCACCGATCTGACCGTTACGGATGGTGTTGTTACCACCTTGCTCACCAACAAAGGCTTGTTCAGTAAAACGAGCAAGACCCATGAGGGTATTACGAGCAACAGGAGGAATAACCAAGTAACGACCATCTTGAGGTACGTTAGCATCATCCAGACGCTGAATGGTACGACGAATAGCAGCATCAGTTAGTGCAGTTGCGTTACCAGCACCAGCACCACCAACGAAGGCTGTAGTACCATCACCACCGATGTAGGCAGTGGTTGTACCGGACACACTGTAGTCACCGGTAGCGCCAGCGGCATGAGAGCCGTTGAAGAGGCGACCGATCTGGATTAGATCAGAGTCAACCTGCGTAGCCAATGCATAACCAGCATCTTCAGTGTAGAAACGACGAAGCGAAGCAAGTGCTTGAACTTCGACGATATCCTCAATCAAACGTGAGTATTCGTAGTGCTTGTTAATGGTAACTTGCACTTCAGACTCAACGTTCGCCTGAATCGTAACAGCAGTGTTAGCTGCTTTAGCGAATGCTGCACCACGAGTGGGGCTAGGAATATGAAGCGTATCACCTTTCTTACCACGCATCGTCATCTTGTTGACGAGGTTCGCCATAACAAG